AACAATCCGCTCATATGGAATGAGCCACGGATCATTACTGCTGTTCTCTAACGAGAAGTAATCTAAGAAGGAATTTAACAAATGGAACTATCAAAAACTATCAAAGTAGAGTGTTCGTCAAATGAATTGATGAGCTTCTATCTAAAACAAATGTATTCAGTCGGAAATAACGGACTGGCAAAAATGCTAGGCGTTCATCCATCAACTTCAAGTCGTGATAAAAATCGAATATTTGAGCTTGCTTGCAAAGCAATAACAGAGCTTGGATTACCACCTGATTCAGTCGCTATTAGTGAGAAACCAACAAAGGTTGTCATTGAGGGTGATTACGCAGAGAGATTGATTCAGATGCTTGAAGGGAAGGGAAAGATTAAAAGAAAAGCCCCAGCGGTAACTGAGGCTTCCCAACAAATGGACTTAACCATTTAACTTAACAAATACACTGTATCAATAACCAGTAATTACGACAAGGGGAATTTATATTTCTCTTGTCTGATACAGCTTAGGAATAAGGGAATTATACCATGAAGAAGAAAGTTAATCATTGGTTTAATCGTCACGAAGTGCATAAAAATATCATGCGAGATAAGACGTTACGAGAAGTGACACCGTTAGGAAGTAAACGTCTAAAGGAAGCATTCGAAGATGCAAAATTGAGAAATGAGCATCGTGAGAAATTACTAGGAGGATCGCATGAGTAATGTTGCATATGCAGATTTTGGTAATCAACGACGGCAAGAGAGGTCAACAGTGGCAAATCTTGAAGATGGTTACACAAGAATAGCCAACGACCTATTTGAAGCTGTTATGTGTGCAGATTTAACAGCAAGACAACTAAAAGTCGTTATGGCGATCATCAGAAAGACATACGGCTTCGGCAAAAAGTTAGACCGTATTACAAACACTCAAATAGCTGAAATGACAGGCATTCATCATACTCATGTTTGCAAAGCGAAGAATGAAATGATTGCTATGAATATTGTTATTTCATCAGGTAATAAAATTGGAATTAACAAAGATTTTACTGAGTGGAATTTCAATATTAGCCAAGTTAGCGAAACATTAGCTAAGTCAGCTAATAAAACATTAGCTAAAACGGCTAATTCACATAAGCCAAGTCAGCTAAACACAAAAGAAACTATTACAAAAGAAAAGAAAGAAAGTAATACACCCCTTACCCCTCACGAGGTGAAAGGGGGAGAATCGGCAAAACCTACCAAGAGAAAATCAACTCCAATTAATTACGATGAATATCTCAATGCCTACAACGAGGAGGTTGGCGACAGACTGCCTCATGCTGTGGAAGCTAACGAGAAACGTAAAACACGGATCAGGAAGATAATCAAAAACCTTGCAACGGCAAATGTTGATGGTTGGAGAGCCTACGTTAGAGCCTTTGTGCGGATGGCTAAGCCATTTTATTTTGGTGAAAACGATACAGGCTGGACGGCTGATATTGATTATCTGCTAAGAGAAACAACGTTGACGGGTGTTCGAGAAGGTAAATTTGCTGACAGGGGGTTTTAAGTGATCAATACGGAATTTGAAGCAAGTGTTATTGGCGGTTTGTTAATTTCAGGGTTAACACCTGATGCCTCGGATGTTTTAGCTACTTTAGAGCCTGAATCATTTTCAGTTAGGTTTTATCGTGAAGCCTATCAAGTTATTCAAAAACAAGCCAAGTCTCGCGGTGTCATCGATATGATGATGGTTGCTGAAGGAATGGGGCGTGAGCATCTCGCCAACATCATTCAGACAGCCAAGGATTGCCCTAGCGCAGCCAACCTAAAAGGCTATGCCAAGATGGTGACTGATAATCACAATCGCAGAGCGATGATCCAGCTAATGGATTCTGTGCGTGGTGTGATTGAGAACGGAACTATTGAGCAAGCCAGTGAGGCAATGGAAAGTTTTCTTGCTCAGGCATCTGATATGCATTCCTCGAAAGGTGGTATTGCTCCCGTTCATGTTTCGTCGTTAATTGAAGATTACACCGAAGTTCTGCAAGAACGTGTTAACAAAGGCGAGGAATCGGACACACTAAAAACGGGGATCCGCGAATTAGATGAAATTATGGGGGGTATCAACCCTGTTGATTTGGTCATTATCGCCGCTCGACCAGGAATGGGTAAAACAGAGATTGCGCTGAAAATTACAGAAGGCGTTGCCTCTCAAAATGTTATCGGCACTGACACCAAGAAAGGCGTTTTAATTTTCTCGATGGAAATGGACTCCCAGCAAATCGTAGAGCGCCAGATTGCAGGATCAGCAAACCTATCTGTTAGCGCATTGAGAAACCCATCTCGTATGAGTGATGAAGATTGGGGTAGGGTATCAATGGGTGCAGGTAATTTACTTGGCCTGAATGTTTGGGTTGTGGATGCTAGCAAATTAACCGTTGAACAAATCACTGCAATTTCAACACGACACAAGAAACGTCATCCTGAATTATCGTTGATCATGGTTGATTACTTAGGGTTAATCGAGAAGCCTCGCGCAGAGCGTAACGACTTAGCTATTGCTCATATTTCAGCAACGTTGAAAGGTCTGGCTAAAAACATCAGAACGCCTGTTATTTCACTAAGCCAGCTATCTCGTGATGTTGAAAAGAGACCGAACAAACGACCTACCAATGCGGATTTAAGAGACTCAGGAAGTGTAGAGCAAGATGCAGATAGCATCATCATGCTTTATCGCGACGCAGTCTATAATGAGAACTCCCCCGCAGCAGCTTACGCAGAAATAATTGTGACAAAAAACCGATTCGGGAAATTGGGTACGGTTTATCAATTATTCAAAAATGGTCACTTTCTTGACACCGATCAGGCGCAAGCATCTAGCATCTGTCAACAAAGTAGCAGACCACAACAACGGCGATTCCAAGGTGCCAACGTTTAACACGCAAGAGGATTTTTAGATGAAAGGAACAGAGCTTAAAAAGTTGATGTGGCTCTACGCTGATGAGGCAATGACACGGAAGCGCAGATATGTGAGAGGCGGGGGAAAGACAGCAGATCGCAATCGAAAAATGCATAAGCCGTATCGTTGTGAAAAGGTTATGAATCGCCTTTTAAGAATTGATTCTGATGCGTTTGTTAAAAGACTAAACCGAAAGGAGGTATCTAATGCAGGGAATTAATTCAACTAAGAGCATTCAACTAGAAGTTCTTTACATGGGCAAAGATTGCATTTGTGTGATTTTTCTCAAAGGGCCTGCGCCAGTAAGTGCATTACAGGACATCGAAACGCAGCTATTACAAGATGCTGAAGAGTATGAAATGTTTACTGAACATGGCACATATCAAATCAGCGTTACGAGAGACAACGGTGAATATGATAGCTGTGGTCGATGCGAAATTGCACCTTATTGGGATTTCGATATTCAATCATTTGAACCAATGCCAGAGGAATATTATGCAGGGAACTAATAGAGTCAAATGTAGTGAAAGACTGCCTGTTATCGGTGATCCGGTTATAGCATTTTTAGAAGGAACGCCAGTGGTTTTATTTTTAAATCGGGTCAATCTTAATGATGAAATAACATTATCTCTTCAGTGGGAAGCTACTTATTTCCCCAACAAACCCATCAAATTCTCTGATGTCGAATACTGGATGCCAATCCCACCAATGCCAGAGGGTGAATGATGGAATCACCACTTGCACGAATGATTAAGCAACAGGTATTCGACACTAACGTTGCACGTTTAGTTAAGCTCAATGATGAACAATGGGATTTCATACTGAATGACCAAGATAAACGCGCATGGTCTGGAGGTCACTACTACGGACACGATTATCATGAGTGGGATATTCTTATAGCTCACGATATTAAATACGTTCAAACAGGATTGAGAGATGCGTTGATATAGGAGGCTAGCTTGGAAGCAGATTTCCTCTTCCACGAATCAACCAAAAATACCGCATGGCAACACCTCAAAGAAGTTCTAGCAACAAAACAACCACACCGGATCATTATCAAGCCTTGGAAGTCCACACGATCACTATCTCAGAATGCCACCTTTCATATGTGGTGCGGAGAGATAAGTAAATACCTATGTAAGAACAACGCCAATTACACACCAGAAACCGTTAAGGAGATGCTTAAGCATACATTCTTAGGTTATGAGGTGGTCGATATGGTTGACGTTACTACACAGCTTACAGAGCGAGTAAGGACACTTCGGAAAACATCAAAACTTGATAAAGGTGAAATGTTCCACTTCATGGAGCAGGTTGAACGCTGGGCGGTAGGTATAGGTTGTTTCGTGACGATACCTGATAACTCTGAATACATGAAATTGAAAAGGAAACAAAATGAGTAAATACGACAGACCATGTAAAGGCATAACAATCGATGTGTATGACGTTTTAAAAGCCTTTGAAGTAACTAACCCAGCATTGCAGCATTTAATTAAAAAAGCTCTCTGCGCTGGATTGAGAGGACATAAAGACAAAGAGCAAGATTTATGTGAAGTGCTGGCATCCGCAAAACGGGCTATTGAGTTGGAGGCTGAGAAATGACCGAAGAGCAATACAGGACTTATGCGCGAGTGATAGTGGTTGGTCGTGAATTTATCTCATTTAATCACAACACTATTTCATCTGTTACGGGTTTAACACCCGCAAGAGTAGGAACGATTCTGAGAAAGTTACTTGCATTCCAGTGTGTAGAGCATGTTGAAACAAAGAGCCGTAAACGCACTCGCCCAATCAATAACTACGCGGTAACAGACGATGCGATTACTCGCTTAAGAAATCAGTTTGAAAAAGAACGACTGGCTAATCTTCCACTTTTCCCAAAAGCGAAGAAAGTTGAAGCAAAGAAACCTAGAAAAGTACTGGATGATTTTATGTGTGGGTTGTCATTTGTCGATAAAGCCAACGTCTCAGGCATGGGTAATCCGATGTTGATGAAAATAGACTCGTTACTCAAAGGAGTTCGCAATGAACTGCGTGTCATGCAATAGACAGCTAACAGATGAAGAAATTTACGTGTGTGCTCAGTGTGCTGATGAATACGCTCATTTGGAAGTGATGGATAAAATAAAAGGAGAGGGAGATGCAGAAGCTAAGGCGACGGCGCTGTAAAATATGCCGAGAATGGTTTCACCCTAAATACAGTAATATTTGGTGGTGTTGTCCAGAGCATGGAGCAGAACTAGCGATAAAGCGAAGAAACAAGGAGAAAGAAAAAGCATTAGCGAAACGTAAAAAGGAGCAAAGAGAAAAGGAAGTTAAAGCAAAAGACAAACTCAAAGCCCGCAAGTTAGCAGTAAAACCCCTCTCATATTTCACCAAACAAGCACAGACCGCATTCAACGCATTTATCAGAGAAAGAGACAAGGATGAGCCTTGCATCTCATGTGGGCGTTTTCACGAAGGTCAGTATCACGCAGGACACTATCGAACAACCGGTGCTAATCCAGAACTTAGGTTCGATGAAGATAACTGCCATAAGCAATGCGCCCCATGCAATAACCATCTATCGGGAAATATCGAAAATTACACACCTCGACTAATAGAGAAAATTGGTCAAGAACGTTTCGATCGCCTGATGGGTTCTCATAAATTGCCGAAGTGGAAGCGCGAGGATTATGAGCGGATACGTGATCACTACCGAGCCAAGTTAAAGGAGTTGAAGAATGACTCCTGATGCATGGTTTGCAGTTATAACTTGGGGGATTTTATTGTTTGTTTGGATTCCTTACAACTACCTCAGGTATAGGCGAAATATACGGATAGCAAAAGCAAAAAGAAGAGCTTACATATTCGCATCTAAGTATAGAACGGTAAAGGAGCTGAAAGATGTTCACTGACTTAATCGCAGCTATTGAAGAAGCAAGATATTTAAAATCTCAATCTGGCGGTCGAGTTAACTTTTGCATAATTCAGATTGCTGAATGCATGGAAGTATTATGCGGGCTGATGGATGGTGTCAGGGTTTTATATACAACTGCGAATGATGATTATCACACAGTATTACCGGAGGCGAGATGAGGGAATGTAAGCCAGATATTTATAGGTATGTAGCAGACTCACCTCGAAAATCATATTTAGGCAAGGCAAGGAGATTAACTCCGTCACAAGATAGATGGGTAAGAGCAATCATATCTCTGTGGGCTGGAGAGATGAAAGATGATAGTTATCTTGGATTGTCTTGGGGATCTGGAAGCATCTGGCGATTTGTTACTGGATGGTCAGGAGAAAATATAGAACGCTTCACTAAGGTATTTGAACAACTAAAGAAGGAGGGTTACACAGGAAGTGAACTTGAAGAAAAAGCCAAATCAATATTATTTCCAAAGCAATCACTCAGCAACATGTTTCAGCGCGCCAACGATGTAGATGAAGCTGATTTTGTAGAGAAAGCAATATTGAAAGCGTTCGACAAGTCCAATCCTGTTTATGTTGTTGCTACCGATTACTATCTTGGCAGAAATACGATGCAAACACTCGCAAATTACATTCAACAACAAATAGCACCTTGGCTCACCACTAAGCAGTGTATTGATCGTGTCCGTTGGTGCATTACATTATTTAATGCGAAGTTATATATGGTGCTACAAGATGAAATAGCGAGAGAGCGCTCACAGCTTGGAGTTGAATATAAAAATATTTCTGAAATTACTTGAAAATAAGTTATGAATGTGTATATTTAGTGTATGCTCGCTCGTAAAAGCAAAGAGCAGACAGATAGATTAAAGAGGGTAAGAGATTACCTGCTGATTACGGGCTGAAAAGTTCCGATTAAAGACCTCGCTTCGGCGGGGTTTTTTGTTACAGAAACAGTGCCCCTCATAGTCCCTACGCAGAGCGGAGGAATCTGGTTTGCGATACACTTGGGGCTTTCTATTTTAATTCCCTCATCAATGAGGGTAGCATAATGTAACGTATTGATATTGTTCCGTTATGGGAATCCACATAACGCTAATTCAACCTGTAAGGATTACTTACAAGTTCAACTCTCCGGAAATTCCGGATAGTTCACATATTCGGTTATTCCGAACAACTCATTTTGAAGATCGCTTAGGCGGTCTTTTTTCGTATATATTAATTTGCCTTTAGCTTTATATCTTCTTGTCATAAAATGTAATTTGGATTTTTGCAAGGAGATGTAATGAACCAATTAGAATTGCCATTAATTTCTAGGCAGGAAAACAATGTAGTTATTTCACAAAGAGCTCATGATGGATATATAAATGCTACTGCAATGTGTAAAGCGGCTGGCAAGTTGTTAGGGCATTATTTGGAAAATTCAACAGCTAAATCATTTCTATCTGAGTTGTCAGCCGATATCGGAATTCCGATATCGGAACTAATTCAAACAGTTAGAGGTGGATTTCCTCAAATGCAAGGCACTTGGGTTCATCCGCAGGTAGCCATCAACTTAGGTCAATGGGCTTCACCTAAGTTTGCTGTTCTTGTTTCAAAATGGGTATTCGATTGGATGTCTGGTGCAAAACAGCATCAATCAGCGATGCCATATCATGTAAGGCGTTACTTAATTAATCGGGAAAAAATACCGCCAACTCACTTTTCTATGCTGGATCAAATGACTTTAAAGTTATTAGCTCCATTAGAATCTAGAGGGTATATGCTCCCACAAAAACTTATGCCTGACATATCTTTAGGTAGATTCTTTAGTGATATTCTCAGGGCTAGAGGTTATGATCCTGATTCATTTCCTGTTTATGAGCATGAATTTGATGATGGAAGAAGACCAGTTGTTGAGGCAAGGCTTTATCCAAATGAGTTAATGACAATGTTTAATTTTGAAATTAACAACTGGATAAAGAATAAATCAATAACTTATTTTAAGGGTAGAGATAAAGAAGCATTACCCCATCTGAATGACATAATATTAGCCTTACCAGCCCCAGAGTAATTATGAATCACTTATAGCAAGCCTCACTTTTAGTGGGGCTTTTTCGTATATGCCGACCACAGAACAATTACCCTCGTTATCACGTACACATAAGAGCTGTGAGTCGGCGTTCTATTAACTAATTCCTCCAGAAAGGAGGCGGTATGACACGAATGGACGAGAAAGACAAATTCAGTGCCACCGCATGGGGTGTCATATTCGCTATCTCCCTATACGGCGGATTGGCTAGATACATTATTGACAATAAACGTAATGGTTATCGGTGGAGCTGGGTAGGAGCAATTATGCAAATGTTCGTATCTGGCTTTGCTGGAATGATGGGCGGTCTTATATCAATAGAGCTTAACGCCTCATTCTACTACACGTTATTTACGGCTGGCTTATGTGGTTCCGCTGGCTCTTTAGCATTGGATTTCTTCTGGGATAAGTTTACAGGGGGGAAGAAGTGAGTAAGTTTAGATTAAGCAGACGTAGCGAAGAAAACCTCCGTGGCGTTCATCCTGATTTGGTTAAGGTGGTACATCGAGCATTAGAAATTACCGATATTGATTTTATGGTGATTGAAGGTAAGCGCAACGAAGCCCGACAACGACAATTGGTTGCAAGTGGCAAAAGCCAAACGATAAATAGTCGTCACTTAACTGGTCACGCTGTTGATTGTGCTCCTCTGGTAAATAATCAGATCCCTTGGAACGATTGGTCATACTTTAAAAAAGTAGCTGATGCCATGATGCAAGCAGCGAAAGAGTTAAGTGTCGATATCGAATGGGGTGGTAACTGGAAAACATTTAAAGATGGCCCTCACTTCCAATTAACTCATAAGGCGTATCCAGCATGAGCACGCTAACTAAGGTATTAGCTGGACTACTGGCAATATCTGCATTCTGGCTATGGTGGGTAATAGATGACTACGACAAGTTAAGCAAAGATTACAACACAGCAAC